GCACGGGCACAGCGGCTTGCCTACATAGCCGCGTCCACGAAGCCGTACGGCATTCTGATTGACCACGTGGGCAACATCGCCATAGCCGGCGGTGTGGGCCGCCACGGGCTACCAGACCGGCCGCGGGCGTACACGCTGGACCGCCGGGAGAAACGCGCCAAGAACAAGGACGACGCCATACCCATGACGGTGTGCCTGAACCCCGGATATTCACCGCCAGACTGGGACAAGGGCGTGTTGGACCCGGCCAAGGCATGTTTTCAGCCGTACGAACGCGTGCTGTCTGAATGCCCGTATTGCCAGTTCCCGAAGCCCCCGCCGCGCGGCCGGTCAACACCGGAAGAAGTGGACGGGGACTTGGTGGAGCTTGACCCCGAAGTCATGCGGATGTTGCGTGGGGAAATTGACCGCATTGACTTGGCACCGAAGTACCCGCCCAACGCGTCCCACGAAATTATGGGGGCCATCAAAAAGCGCCACTGGGAGCGCCAACAGGCCCAGCATTCGCTACGTGACGCCATCACCACGTGGGCGGGGTGGCACACCAACCACCTGGGCCGCCCCGAACGCGAGACACTTAAACGGTTTTTCTTCCAGTTCGGTATTGACATGGGCACCGCGCAAACCCTGGGCGTGCGTGAAGCCAACGAACTGGAAACCCTTGTGCGCGCCCAGCTGACACAACACAACATCGTGAAGGTAATGCAATGACGCGAATATATACCAGCCCGGACTTGACACTGGCGACCCTGGAAGCGGCCAACATGGCGCGACTGCCGCAGTTCAAGAACGGCAAAGGTTTGATAGCCCACAGCAAAGCGGACGGGTCGGACTGGTCGCCGTTGGAGTGGTGCGGGGCCATCCTGGGCGAACTGGGGGAACTGGCCAACCTGTTGAAAAAGGTGAAACGCGGGGACGTAACCATGGAACAGGCCCAGCAAGCCATTGCTGACGAACTGGCCGACGTGCAAACGTACCTGAGTATCACCGCCCGGCAGTGTGGCGTGAACCTTGGGGAAGCCACCATTTCCAAGTTCAACCGGGTATCCATCCGCGTGGGCTGCGGTGTTCGAATCATGGACCCATTCACGTGGGAAGACATTCACGAAATTGACGAACACGCCCCGCTATGACACTGATTGAATGGGCGGCACGCTGGGGGGTGTCGGGTCAAGCCCTTGTGGAGCTTGCGACACTTCCCGGCTATGTGCCGGACCCGCCCCGGAAGGTGGTCCAATCGGAAGGTGGCGTACAGTCACTGGTGCGCCTAGAAGCGGGGCGCAAGGGTGTACGTCTGTATCGTAACAACAGCGGGGCCGGCTTCGTGGCCGACCCTAAGAAGCTTTGCAACGTGTGTTTGGAACGGGTCGGCCGGCGTCCTATCCGCTGGGGCCTTGGCAACGATTCGCCCAACGTGAACGCTATGCTGAAATCTGGCGACCTATTTGGATGGCGTCGCCGCTTGATAACCCCGGCGGATGTGGGCACTATCATTGCCCAGACGGTCAACCGTGAGTGTAAGGCCCCCGGCTGGGTACCTGACCCCACGGACGACCACGAACAAGCCCAGCTTCGCTGGCACTATATGGTCCTGGCTGATGGCGGTGATTCAGCCTTCGTTACTGGTGAGGGTTCTTTGTGACAGACGCAATGCACGCGATGAAATCGAAAATTCTGGGCACAGCCATGCAGCTGGCCAACCTGCACGGGTTCGGCAACGTTACCCGCAACATGATTGCGGACAAGGCCGAAATTGCCACGGGGTCCGTGTCGTACCACTTCAAAAGCATGCGCAAGCTGGAAGCGGCCATGGTCGAACGCGCCGTGGAAACCCGCAACCTGAAGGTGTTGGGCCAAGCCATCGGCCGCAAGCATCCCGTTGCCATGAAGGCCCCCGACGAACTGCGGCAGGCCGCTGTCCTGGCCATTGCGGCGGTGGCGTAGCCATGCCGTACTTCCCCTGGAAATGTTCAGACTGCGGCAAGGGCGGGGCCATTCGCCACCACAAGGGCGCTACGCGGGACCAAATCATAAAGCTGGCCGGTGCATCGCATGCGGTCAAGTCCCCGGAGTGCCACGCCAAGGAAACCCAGCGCCAAACGGCGTTACTGCAGGCCAACGATATCAAGCCGCGCGACCGTCACATACTGGTGTCGGCCCGCATCAAACGGCGGCTAATGGCCGACGCCCTGCGCCAAATGCGGGGCACCGTGGCTGCACCCCCGGAACGTTCCGGGCCGGCCTGGGACGCGTGGCTGGCCCAGGTGGGGCACCAGCGCCAGACGACACGGAAGACGTTCATGGAGTCGCGGAAGCTTCGAAACGGCTACGCGTTCACTTGACGGTGTGGTCAGTCGCGGCTAGTCTGTGACTGACTTCACGTTTCCGGGGATTAAATGAAAATTATTCTAATCACCGCGGCCGTCATGGTCGCTTGCATCATCATTCCGCTGATGGCCGCCAAGTTCTGCGGCTTCAATCGTCTGGGTCACGACTGAGAGAAAGCCCCCGCCCCGGACCATGCCCCTTTCTGGGTCTAACGCGTGGGGCGGCCGATAGCGGGCGGAGGCCGTTTCAGATTACTGCCGCAGTGGCAGTTCCACAATAGGCCAGCCGTCGTAACTACGCGGCCGGGCGGGGTCCCAGGGGTCTGCCGGTCGAACTACCATGGTAGCCAGGGGCATGTCCCGACCGTTCAACCATGCAGCCGTCACTTCCGCGTCGGCCTGGGAGTAGTCCGGCCGTTCGTGCATGCGCTTGTTATTCGCGTCCCATATGGCCTTGGTCACAAGGTTCGCGCCCAGGCTGGGGTGGTACTGTTTGCGTTTCATAGGAATGGTTCACCATCCGTCAGTTCAACGGTTTCGTACGTTTCCACCCAGATGGGCGGCCTTTGCTTCAAATCGAACAGCCCGTGGGCGAAAAGAAACAGCGCGGCAGTACCGCGGAACTTCAACGCGATGCCGGCCTGTTGGACTTCCACCACCCACGGTTTGGCGGCTTCCTGCCGGGTCTTCACGTCTTCCCGGTCTATGTACAGCTTTTTCAGCGTGCCTGATGGGAATATCACAGTTTGCACCCATGCTTAACGTTGTTGGCCACGGCCGCCCCTTCAGCTATCAAGCTGACAGCGTGGAAAGCAACGCGGCCGACGTACCAAGGCCCCAGGCTGTTGGGTTCGTTGGCGTCGTTCTTAGCTGACTCTTCGGCCACTTTGTCGTCCAGCCAGCTGGCCACCATCGTGTGGGCGGTTATCATCAGCAAATTGATACCCAACACCTTACCCGGCGATGGGTGGCGCGAACCGTAAAGGGCTGCGGCCAGGGGGTCCGCTTCGTACCCGCAGTCCGTCCCAGATTTCAGGTGCATGGTCTGGGCTGTGTCCACCCCGGCCAACACAATGAAGGCCCCTTCGGCGGTGGAGCTATCAAACCCCAGGGTGTTCTTCGGCTGCAGGGGCATGGGCAGGGCTGCACAGCCGCCCAGCGCCAGCATAGCCAGGATTGCCAGAATTGCCCCAACCATGAAGGCCAAGGCCCGAACGGTTTGGTTGGGCATTACAGGGCGCTCCACTTGGACTTCAGGGTGGCGCGGGCCGCGGTAACGGCAATCACCCCAGCAAGCAGCCAATTGCGGCGGATGGTTTCGAAGCGGGTCATGGTCGTGTACTCCGGTGGTTTCAAGGTGGCGTCAGTTTGACAGACGGGTCAAAAACGTCCGTGACGGGCGTCGCAATTCCATTATAGGTTTCCGCGGCGGACAACGCCCCATCCTCCGAATCGAACAGCATGACGCCGGTCAACCACGGGAATTGAAGCTGCGCCACAGCGGTGGACGTTTCCCAGAATACCGACATGCCGGGGCGCGGGGGTTTACACAACACCCCGAAGCCGGGCCGACGAATCAGGTATTTACTCATATGTCATCCATCCTAATAACGATGCGTTCACCGCAACAGCGGATACTTTCGAAAACCTCACGGGCGACCAGATAGTACCGCGCTGGTACCCATACTTCGACGGAACACGGGTCCAGCATGTAGTGGGGGTATCCGCAGGCCCCTATGTACCCCATGACCGTCAGCCGCTGATTGCAGGCCAACCAAACGGCTAGTTCCATGGCTTCCGCCCGGTTCATTGCAAATCCCCCGGTTCCGCTTCCGTCACCACAACGTTGGCAATGAAGGTACCGGGGAACAGTTCGACGTGGAACTGAAACCGGCGGTGCGGGGCAACGCGCTGCCATGCCTGTTCGATAGCTTCCGCCAGCCCGCGCCGGCCTTCGTCATTGAACGGCAGCGGGGGCAAGGCCGCCAGCACCGTGGCCGCGGCCCGCATGATTGCCACCAAGTCGGGGTCCTTTGGGTCCACCGGTTTCATGTCAATATGTCCTTGTTGAGATATCGCCCGGCGGTACTGGGGTTCATAACGTCTGTTCCCGCCGGGGATACCTGGGGGTTCTGTTTCAGTTTGGCTTGCGCTTCACGGATGTGCCCGGCTTCGCGTGCCGTGGCTTCCCGCATCCATTGGTGTTCGTAGCCGCAGTTACTGTCTATCGTGTCCACCGCAGTCATGACCCAGGTGGACAACCACGGGTCAATGGCACGCAAGTGGGCCTTTATTTCGTCGCTGGCCGTGTTGCACGGGTCGTGTGCGTTCAACCGTGTACGCAACACCAACAGCGCGTCCTGTTGATACTGGGTTAGCTTACTCACCGGGGAACCCTGTTTCACTATGACGTTGGCGGGCCGCGGGCGCTTGGGTTTCCAGCCATTTCTGGATGGCCTGGGCCTTCGCGTGGTTCGCGTTGTCGGCTTCCAGTTCAATGGAATACGTTCTGCCGGCTTCGCCCATGTTGGGCCACTCCACCAGATACCAGCCGCGGAAGCTGGACATTTTCAGGCATCCAGCATGCTTGTTGAAGTGAGCCAGTTCGCGCCCGGTCAAGTCCAGCTTGGCCTGGGCCAGCATGATCTTGCAAAATTGTGTGTTCATGTCCATGTTAGGTTCACCCCCGCCGGGCCGTAGTGCGCCCAGCAGCGTTGGGATTTGTTACGGGGCGTTTTTCACCGCGTTGCGGGCCGCCACCAAGGTGTCCAGTTCTTTGACGATATCCGCGCACTGGGGGAACGCTTCCAACACGGCCGCGCGACGCTTGGCGGTAAACTCATGCGGGTAGTGGCAGCCGTAATAGACTTCCGTCTGCTGTTCCGTGCAAACCCGGTGGCCTTCGGCATCACGGGGCAGCGCCAAATACACTTCGCGGATTTTGTCGTACTCTTTCTCAAACTTCCGGGTGATCTTGTCCAGTTCGGCCTTGCGGGCGGCCTTGGACCCGAACGTGCCGGCGACCGTGGCGGCTTTCACGTCTACAACGGCCGTGGTGCGCTTCGCGGCGCGGGCTTCGTCCTGGGCCTTGCGGAAGTCGTCAATGGCCACCAGCGGCTTGCCGTGCAGTTCGTCGGCCATTTTCTTCAGGCTGACAGCGTGGGCGCGGGCATGCCGGGCGTCACTTTCGGCGCGGGCAATGGCGGCTTGTACGGCGTCATGCTGCTGCATTGGTGTGCCGGCGGCAAAGTCAATCAGCACGGGTTCGTAACGGCGCGTGGTGGTGTTGAACTTTTCGCCCGTTTTAATCTTGGTGGGGTGCGTATCGCCGGCCTTCAGCTTTTCGGCGTCCGCGTCACGCTGCGCGGCGTACACGCCCAGGCCGGTTACGGTGTCATCCGTTAGGGTGCGGTCTGTCTGCACCGGCCGTTTGTCACTACCGCGGCAGGTACCGTTAAAGTACCCGTATTCCACCGTATAGCCGTGTTTAGCCAGGGTTACGCCCACCACGTGGTGCTGTCGGCCGCACACTTGGCAGTTCCCGCGGTGAGTCGCTTTGATTGTCGCCATTTCGTGGTACCCCCGTACCGTTTCAATGTGGCGTGAGTATGGGCCGATTTGACCGCCCCGTCAAGAACTGCGTCACATTTTGGTGACGGGGCGGTCAAGTGCCCGCGGGAACATTATGGTGGTATGGGCGGCTTTTCAGCCTTCAGCTTGCATTCCGTCAGCCAGCAGTCCAGCAGCAAAGCCGCCGTAGTCAGATTGCAATGCAGGCCGTTCTTCAGGATGGTGCAGGCCACACCGAACGCGGCCGGGGCCGTCACGGGGTCCGCTGCCGCTTCGTTGTGTACCTTCATGACTTCTTCGCGAAGTTCCTTCACGTCTTGTTCCACTGTCCACTTAGCCATGTCCGTTACTCCCAGTCCAAAGTTTGCGAACCGCAGCTGTCAACAGTTTCAGTTCACCTATGAGAATGTCGTACTCCACCTGTGCGGCGGGGAACTTCCTGCGAAGGTGTTCTGTTGCTGTTTCCAGCTGTCCTGATAGCCGTTGGATGCGGTCACGGGCTGCACGTAATAATGCAGCCCGTTCCGCGTCCGTCAGCCTGTTAGTGACACGCGCCACGGCTACGCGCCGCGGTGAAGCATGGGGGCCGACGCTGGGGCGCTACGCCCAACACCACCCCGACCCGCCACGATGGTGGTCGTTTGGCCCCCGATATCGGCCGGGGCCTGGGCCGCGGTCGTTTGTTCCGGGGCCAGTTCACCCAACAACCGTTCGTACTCGTCCAACAGCTGTTCCAGCTGGTCGCGCGCCGCTTGCGGGTCCCCACGGGCCAGTCGCTGCAAGGCTTTCGTCATACCCTCACGGGCTTTCAGGAAGCCCCGCATGGCCCGCGTCGCTCCTTCCGGGGCTTCGGCCTGGGCCGGCTGGACCGCTTTGCGCAGTCCGTTCTTCGTTACGGTCGTAACATCCAACGCCCGCACGTCCCCACCGTGTTGGATGAAGAACCGCACCGTGGAAGCCATCGTGCGCGCGAAGTTCGCCTTGCTGTTGCGTTCCGCGGCCGGCATATCTTCCGGCCCCACGCCCACCAGTACGTGCGGGTACAGTTCTTCATGGATGGCGTCCAACACCGGTTCCTGTGGCATCGTGGCTGCGGCACGTCGCCGGCCACCACCGCCCAGCCGGGCCTGCATGTGGGCCAACACGACGCGCAGGTATACGGTGCCCGCGTCCAGTCCCACGGCAACAGCGAAGGCCAGCTGTTCCACCTGTTCCCCCGTCGCGGCGTAATGGGCCTTGACGATGGATGACACCAAATCAACATGCTTTGCGCTTGACATGATCGTAACTCCTAAGCTTTGGTTTGATAACTCACGGTCGTTTGACCGCACGGTCAGTAATGCACTGACCATGCCAAACACTATAAACTGACCGTTACGTCAAATTCTGGGGCTTGAATCACAGAAACCGCACCCTAATTAGCGGCCAAGGTCGCGGATTCGTTGAATTATTCGCTATAACCGTGTTGGAAAACTTACAACCGTCTGTAATTTGCGACTAGGGTCACGGTAAGCTTGGCCATTCGCCGGCATCATGGGGCCACTATGCAAACCCAAGCCGAATTCGTAGCCGAACGGATGAAACGCCACCTTGAAGAGTGCAAGGGCCTGGAAGATGACCCCCTATACAAGCTGGCCCACCCCGCGCCCACGGTTATCAGCCAGCGGGAATACGATGCGTACTGCTACGCCCCGGACTTCATGACCAAGCGTCAAGCCGGGTAAAATTGACAGCCCCGTGTAAAACCGCGTAGGGTTGCACGCATGCGGACCCCCGGCCGGTGGATATACCACCTAGATGCGGAAACGTAGCCGGCCGGGCGCGAGCATAAGCGGGCTAAACTGTCACCTACCCATTAGGGAAGGCACGAAGTAAGCCCGCGCCGCGACTGCAACCGCGTGAGGGTCACAGACTTGTTTATTTCCATCGGCCGGGCCGCGTCCGACGCGACCCCCCAGCGCATCGAAACGACATGGCCCCAGTTCGTACAGTGGATATACCAGCACCAACGCACCCCGGCTAAGCTTTCGCTGGCCGAATACGCCCACCTCAAGACGTTCCCCAGCAAGTCCCCCGAAGGGCGACGCATACATGACGACAAGACCGGCCCTTACGTTGTGCTGGCTGATTTCGGGGGGCATCGTCGCGCGTACGACACCCTGTTACATTCTAGTGGCATCCCCCTTGACTTCGATTCTGGGCGCGTCGGCCCCGAAACCATCGCCCGAACGCTTAGCGGTCTGGCCTTCGTTGCGTTCACTACGTACGCGCACACTCCAGACGCCCAGCGCTGGCGAGTTTTTATCCCGGCTGCGCGGCCCATGTCGGCTGAAGAACATTCGCAAGCGTGGACGGAACTAAACGCCGCATTCAACGGCGAAGCTGACGAAGCGGCCAAGGACGCCACGCGGCTGTCCTATCTCCCAGGCACGTGCCTGTTACCCGATGCGGCCTTCACCTTTCATGGTGATGGCGCTTTTTACCAGCCCACCCCGGTTGCGCCGTCCCCGCCTGAGACGTTGCAGACTCAGGACGGACCCGTACCGGGGTGGGATGGCCCTATCAATGACGTTGAATTGCTCACCATCGCATGCAACACGCGCGTGAAGGTGGCCGAACGCTTCGGTGGGCCTATCCATTTCGCCATGCTGTGGAGCGCTAACGAAGAGTGGTTGCGCGCCCAGTTCCCCAGTCAATCGAGTGAACAGCCCTGGGACTACACACGCGCGGACGCAGCGCTGGCCAGTGAACTGGCGTACTGGACCGGTGGCGACGAAGAACGCGTGGTGCAGCTGATGCAACAGTCAGGACTGGCGCGCGTACGTGCCGGTGATGACGATTGGGCCGAACGCAAGACCCGCCGCGCATTCGCCAAAGGCATGGAAGGCCGCACAGCCGACCAATACGCGTTCATGCGTGCCAAAGGTGACAAGACCCCGGACCCGCCGGCCAATGTGCCACCTATAGCGCCCAGCGAAGCCCCGGACGCGCCCGTATCCCACGACCCAACGGACGGTGGGATATGCGTGAACGTCGCCGTGGACGGCACGGTAACGGGACCGGTGGACCCGCTGGCGGATATCAAAGCTATCCCGGTGACTTCAACCGGTTGCAGCATGAACGACTTTTTTGCGTTCCTGCCGGATCACACCTACATACACCGCCCCAGTGGCGTGGCATGTAGCGCGGCCAGCGTGGACGAAGCCATAGGCAAAGAGGCGCGGCAAATTCTCGTCCCCACGGTACCGGTCCACAGCTACACGTGGGCACCGGGGTACCCCGAACGCTTCACCCTGGACGCAATGGACCCCACGCACGTGGGTGGCGAACAGGTATGGCTGTACAACCAATACCGCGCCCCACGCGCGCCCAAGGCCGGCGGTGATGTGTCGCTGTGGCTGAATCTAGTGCGCCGGCTGTTCCCTGACGACGCTGACCATATCGTCAAGTATTTCGCGCACGCCGTGCAGTTCCCCGGTATCAAGTGCAACCATGCGCTGGTGCTGGGGTCGGGCGTCCACGGTACCGGAAAGGACACCATACTGGTGGCGCTCCAGCATGCCGTGGGGGCGCGTAATTACGCAGCCATCAAACCAAAGGCTCTGGGCGCGGATTTCAACCCGTTCGTTCGCAACGTCGTGGTTCAGGTGTCGGAGTCGCGCGACCAGGGCGACGGCTTCAGCAATATCAGCCGGTTCGAAATGTACGAAATCTGCAAGGACTTGGCAGCTGCCCCGCCCACCGCGTTGGAGTGCAACGAAAAGCACAAAGGCCAGTATCCGGTGGCCAATGTCCTGAGATTGATCTTGACCACGAACCACCAAGTGGACGGCCTGCACATGGACCCGAACGACCGCCGGCATTATTGCGCGTGGTCCGATGCGGAAAAGCTGCCCGAAGCCGACGCGAACGGCATATATCGCTGGTATGAGGGTGGCGGCCTGGATGCGGTGGCGTACTACCTGCGCACCCTGGACCTTACCGGGTTCGAACCGAAGGCCCCGCCCCGGCGGACACCGTGGTGGCATCAGCTGGTAGCGAACGGGACCAGCGCGGAAGAAGAGAAATTTGGCGACGCCCTGGACAAGCTGGGGCGGCCCGAATGGACCACCCTGGACACTATAGCGGCCACTGGCGGGCTGGAACTGGCGGGCTGGATGAAGGCCCCCACCAACCGCCGCAAACTGGAACGCGAGCTAGTCAAGTCGGGATACCAGCGACTGCCCAACCCCGCGGAACCGAAGCGGGGCCGCTGGCGTCTGGGGGGTGCCCAGACAGTGGTATACCGCCGCAGCGACGTGCCCGCGGCGGTCGTCATCCCCAAAGTGGTCGCTACCCCTTGAGCGGCCAGCCCGTCTTCAGGGCGCAATAGACCCGCGTCAAACGGTCGGCTTTCCGCTGGCGGTCTTCCGCAACCATCGGGTTTGGGGCGGGCAAGTGCATGCCAGCCTGCCGTTCTATTCTCTCCACTATATCCGCAGCCAGTTCTATACGTTCTACATCGGCGTTAGTCAGGGCCATAAATTTGACTCCTATAATTATGGACGGCGACAGCTTACACCATAAATTTATGGGTGAGGCTGATGAGGCTGATTGACTGCGACCAGCCTCACACCGACAGATTGCAAGTCATTGATTCGTAACGACCCATAATTTCGTGAGGCTGGTGAGGCTGGTGAGGCTGATATTTAGAGGTAATGCGCGCGCGCATACAAACCAACAACCCGGTCAAAGTGCCCAAAACGCCAGAACTATAGTGCGCGACCAGCCTCACCAGCCTATCAGCCTCACCCGTGGGCGCGCGTGTGCCCGTGGGAACACCCCATAATCACCACGGCCATAATTATGGACCCCTTGACCCATAATCCGCCGGTGGTACCGTGGGCGTACTATGTCGAATGACTTGACCCCACAACAGGAAGCGTTCGCCCAGGCTGTCGTCCGGTTGACGAACCAGCAAGCGGCGTACCGGGCCGCGTACGACGTTGGGCCGTCCACCAAGTGGACAACGGTTTCCAGTGAAGCGTCCAAGCTTGCTGCGTTGCCACATGTCGCCGCGCGCATCCGGCAGCTACAGGACGAAGCCGCGGCCCGGACCGCTATTCCCACCGCTGCACAACGCATTCAGGAACTGCGCGAAATCGAGTCAGCCGACCCGAACCAAATCATTGGTATGCGCTGGGTGAACTGTCGTCACTGTCGCGGTGAAGGCCACGCGTACCAGTGGCGCGATGAAATGGAATACGCCCAGGCATATGACGCCCACGTCAAAGACAAGTCGAAGAAGGACGAACTGCCCCCTGACTGCAGCGGTGGGTTCGGCTTCAATGGCACCCTGGACCCCGTAAAGGACTGCCCACGGTGCTGGGGCATTGGTGAGCAACGGCCCATGGTGGCTGATACAACGAAGCTTACAGGCCCTGCGGCGCGGCTATACAAGGGCGTCAAGATCAAAGGCAACGGCGACATTGAAGTGTTGTTGCATGACCAGCTGAAGGCCCGCGACATGCTGAACCGCATTCAGGGGATTTACAAAGACAACACGGCCGCCATGCCGCCGGCTGCGTCTACGGCCGACCAAGTGGCCCAGGCCAAGACCCCGGAAGACCGGCAGCGGGCGTACTTGCGGCTGGTGTCGTCTTGACATGACGAACCTGTACCGCATGTCCGGTGCAAAATTGGCGATTGAGCATTGCCGAAAGATTGGTGTTGTGTTGGTTGCGAACGGAACGGGCGTTCATGCCATCCCACCCAGCAGACTGCGGGAACACCCAGGACTGCTGGCGATGGTGCAGCGGTATCGGAATGAAATTATGATGACGCTGGACAATCTGGTGGAATGACAAGGAACGCCGTCATGATGTTGCAGCTAGACCCGCCCATTCCGGTGTACGTGCCGTCGAAGACCGCGAAGGGCTTTGCAATCGGTTGGATTGACTACAGCCAAGAACACAACCTGATATGGGTTGTGGCCCTGGACAACGGCGAAGTGTGGAGCATTCAGAACCCGGACATTCGGTTGCAGCCGAATTACACCATGGGGCGCTTGAAGACATGAACGACCCGTACCCATCGTATCGTTGCACCGAATGCACGCTGATGCGGTGCTGTGCGCCTGGGCTGGTGTGTTGGGAGTGCAAGCAGCACGCGCGGGAAACGTTCGACGCGGCCCAGCAAGCTGCCGTTAAGCCGGCGGGCTGGTCCTACGCGCCGTATGACTGGTCGCGGTTTGCGCCCTAGAACGGTATGTCATCTTCCACGGGTTTCAACAGGGCTTCGACGCAGGCCCACGCTAACCGGGCCGTATGCCCGGCCCATCGCCGTTCATGACACACGCGCGCATAGTAAACGCGGGCTTCCCCCAGGCCCGGTACATAGGGCTGGGCCAAGTACCACGCCACAATGTCGGTCACGGCCTTGGCGTCGTCCGCGGCCATGATAGTCTGCAGCTGACGCCGCGCCCACTCTTCGGTTCCAGGCACCTGGGCCGGGTCAAGCGGTGGTGGCGGGGGCGGCAGCATTCAGAACCACAAATGGACGGCCGACGCCAGCGCACCCCATGCCGTATCGTGCTGGTACGTCTCGCGCCGCGCCCGGCGGTTCGGCCCGCGCACGTATGCCACGGACCACGGGAACGCGCCGCTGCGATTGCCTGGGGACTTGGCCGGCGTGTAGTGCAACCGCAAGTGGGGCTTGTCGGTGCGGGTCAGGATACTTTCCCGGCGCGCAGCGGCGTGCAGTATTTCCATGGGGGCTTCCATCAAATCGGTGTTCATGAACGGGCACCTTGGAAGGTCGCGGCAATCGTAGGAACAGCCGCCGGTGAAGTAGCAGTATTTCATGGGGGCATCGTATGCCACTTTTGACGCGTCCGTCAATCGACTGGAAAAACCCCGATTATGACGCCATCTTTGCCCACCGGCTGATGGTGCTGGACCGTATCCGCAGTGATGCGCGGCCGGATATCGTGGTGGCCGACATGAAGGCCCTGTACCGTGACTACCCGGCCCAGATGATTGTGGACTGGGGCGTGACGGTGGACCCCCGCAACGTGGACCGCGGTTTACCTGCGGTGTTGCCGTTCATCCTGTTCGACCGCCAAGTGGAGTTTATCGACTATGTACTAGACCGCTGGCGCAAGCGGCAGAACGGGTTAGTGGAGAAATCCCGCGACATGGGCATCAGCTGGTGTTTTATGTCGCTGGCGTGCGTGTTGGCCCTGTTGTATGACGATATGGCCATAGGCGTGGGGTCGCGCAAGTGGGAACTGGTGGACGACTTGGGCAACATGGACCCGCTGTTACCCAAGGGCCGCATGTTCCTGAAGTTCTTGCCACGCGAATTCCGCGGCGGTTGGGACGAACGCAAACACACGAAAGAGGGTCAAATAATCATCCCCGAAACGCGCGGACTGATAGATGGCGAAGCGGGCGACGATATCGGCCGTGGCGGACGCAAGGGTATATACGGCGTTGACGAAGCGGCCCATTTGCTGCACCCCGAAGCCACGGACGCCGCGCTGGCCAACAACACCAATTGCAAGATTGAGTTTTCCAGTGTCAAGGGTATGTCTAACCCGTTCGCGCGCCGCGCCCACGACGGCAGCGTGGACAAGTTTGTGTTTGACTGGCGGCAAGACCCGCGCAAAGACCAAGCATGGTACGACGCCTATCTGGCGAAATATGGCGCGACCATCACCGCCCAGGAAGTGGACCGCAATTACAGCGCATCCGTGGACGGCGTGATTATCCCAGGGCTGTGGGTCCAGGCCGCTATTGACGCGCACATCAAACTCAACATCACGCCATCCGGCATTCGCTGGGGTGGGCTGGACGTGAACGACTTGGGCAAGGACAAATGCGCCCTTGCGTGTCGCCATGGCATCCTGTTGGAGCATGTCGAAGAGTGGCCCGGCAGTGACGCGGGCGACCTAACAGCCACGACCGAACGGGCCTTCCGTCTGTCCGACGTGCATCACCTTCGCGGCTTCAGCTATGACACGGACGGGATGGGCGTCGGCGTCCGCGGCCCGGCCCGCATCGCGAATGCCCGGCGTGTGGAACAGGGCCTGAAGCGTCTATCGGTGCTGCCGTTCCGCGGGAGCGCCAGCGGCGAAGCCCTGTACATGCCTGACAGCTTCGTCAGGGGTGAAGACGGCCGCCCCCTTGACCGAACGAACAAGGACTATTTCCAGAACCACAAAGCCCAGTCGTACACGTCGCTGCGGTTCAAGTTCCTGCAGACGTACCGCGCTGTGGTGAAGGGGTGGACCGTGGTTCAGCCGGGCACCAAGATTGCCAAGGGCGAAAACGCGGTGGACGCTGACGATATCATCAGCCTATCCAGCAAAATACCCTGCCTGCCCCAGCTGACGGCTGAACTGTCCCAGCCCGTGTACAAGGAAAGCCAGACGGGCAAGCTGATGGTGGACAAGACCCCGGAACTGATGAAGTCGCCAAATTTGGCCGATGCTGTCAATATGTCGTATGCCCCGCGGCTGATGCCGCTGAACATTTCCGAAAACCTTTTGGACCGTATATGAGCAACGCCGCACCACTCAAGCCGCACACCGGCATAAGTCTTGCATTGCTGGGCAAGCTACTGGACGAAGCCCAGCGCGACGGGGCCATACCGCGCCGCGAATTCAAAGCCCCCGACTTGCCGCCGGGCATTGTGCCCAAGGGCGTGACGCCGGCCATTGCGTCGGACGCGGCCCAGGAAATGAACGGCTGGCTGAACAGTCAGGGCGGGTTTTGCGGGCTGGGCTTCCCCGGCTACAGCTATTTGTCCGAACTGACGCAAAAGGCTGAGTACCGCGAACCGTCGTCAGTCATCGCCCAGGAAATGACGCGCGAATGGATCGAACTGCGCGGTGGCAGTGAAGAAGAAATCGCGGCCATGACCAGCTGTTGCGAGGATATGAACATTCGCGGCTGGTTCGAACAACTGATAAACATTGACGGGCAGTTTGGGCGCTCCCAGCTGGCTGTCAACATCAAAGGCCAGGAAACCGACAAGCGGCGCAAGCTGCCGTTGGTGATTGACCCCGAAGGCCGCGGCGGTATCGCGAAGGGTTCGCTGTTGGGCTTCAAGCCCATTGAACCCATTTGGTCAACACCCAACACCTACAACAGCATCCGCCCGGAACGCGCGGACTTCTACCAGCCTGACATTTGGTATGTCGTGGGCGTCCCCACGCACCAGTCGCGCCTGTTGACTTTCATCAGCCGGCCGATGCCCGACATTCTGAAGCCCACGTACAATTTCAGCGGCATGTCGCTGAACCAGCTGATTGAACCGTATGTGGTTCGGTGGCTGAAGACGGTTGACAGCGTAAACCGTATGATTTCGATGTATTCGACCAGTGGCATTCGCACCAACATGCAGGCCACGCTATCGGGCGATGACGAAGGGGAAGGGGGCACCATGGACGTGTTCAAGCGCATGGCGCTGTTCACTTCCATGCGTGACAACCGTGGGCTGCTGATGCTGGACAAGGCCAGTGAAGAGTGGTTCCAGTTCAACACGCCGCTGTCAGGGTTGGACAAGCTGCAGGCCCAGGCCCAGGAACACATGGCCTTCCCGACCCACATCCCGCTGGTGAAGCTTACGGGCACGTCGCCCGCGGGCCTGAACGCGTCCAGCGAAGGGGAAATCAAGGTGTTTTATGACTACATCGCCGGGCTGCAAAAGTCGGCGTGGGTCAACAACAACCTGCGGTTGATTCTGCGCATGATACAGCTGCACCTTTGGGGCAAGATCAATCCGAAGATCACCCACGAATGGGTCGCCTTGGATAGCCCGACCGACAAAGAGGAAAGCGAAATGCGCAAAGCTGACGGCGACCGTGATGCGTCGTACGTCAACGCCGGCATCGTATCGCAGGATGAAGTCCGCGAACGGTTGCGCATGGAGAAACGTTCCGGGTACTCGTTCATCAAAGGCAACGCCCCGCCCCCGCCGGCTGAACAGGACGCTGAACTGGCTGAGAAAGGCAAGCAGGCCGACCACGAACGTGGGGAAGAGTCTGCGGAAGTGGCGCACGAACGAGCCAAGGAACTGGCCAAGATGAAGCCGCCGGCCAAGAAAGCTTGACGGTGCGGTCAGGGCCGCGTAACTTCGGCCTTGGCGCTACCCCAGTCCGTCAGCACGGCCGCAATATGCGGTGAGTAGATGGGGTCTTAACGGCCCTGGGGACTTCGGACACCCCAGGGCGGCCAGGAATTACCGGCTGTTTGCTTAGACGTGGCATCCTAGTGGTCAAGCTTGCTGGAAGCGTTCAAAGCCGACAGCGGGTAAGGAAACGTCCGACCGGCTGCAAGGCCGCACCATTCCGTCACAACAAGGGGTCCGTCATGAATTCAGGTAAACGCGCCATCTTCGCCGGGCTGGCCGCCGGCATTCTGTTTGCGGTGTGCCTTTTGTGCAGCGCCATTGTTCACGCTGGGCCTATTGTGTCGGATGTGCAACCCGCACCCATCACGACCGTACACCCCGATGGAACTGTGAAGCCGGCCCCACTGTCCGCCGTGGTCGTCACATCGTGCAATCTGGCGGTGGCCCTGTTCATTCAGCTGGATGCCACGCACCTGTTGCGCGCGGACCCCAGGCAATCGGACATGTTCACCGCGGTGGACGGCAAGATGGTGCAGAGTCAGGCAGGCCCGATGCCTTGGGACGACGCGTACAAGCTGGCACTGTCGGCCGTGTTGTCGTCCAACGTCGTCATCCCCTGCACCGATAGGCCCGGAATATGACGCCGCGGCCCGTTCTGGACGTGGTGCTGGACTTGGTGCTGCAAGCGCCCCGGATGATAGACCGCGGTCATACGCGCGAATCCATCCGGGCTTGGCTGTACGAACGCATGGACGGCGTTTGCGGCGGCCCTGTTCCCGCGGGAACAACGCTTCACGGGGCTGGCTGCCGGTGTAATATGTGCGACTGGGATAGACCCGCGCGCAACAACGCGGAACACTGCGGCATATGAGAATCAAACGCTTTCCTGATAACTGTTACGCGGTCGTGAGTGGCAACCGTCGCGGGCCAGTCGGCCCCGACCGCAACCGCGCCCGCAAGCGTTATCAGGCGCGTGTCCGCCGCGGGCTGTCCGGGTTCATTGCGTACGCCGGGAGTGACAAGCGTGTCAGTCAAGCGGCGGTTCGCTGAACCCGTATGGCCCAACGCGGGCGTTGAAGCCGCATACCGGGACAAGCTGCAGACCATTGTCCGGGCGATGGCTGAAGACATGCAGGACGCCATTCGGCGGGTCTGGAAAGACAACGGCATGGGACTTGACGCCGCGCCCCGATACGCGGCCGGCGTCATGTTTCGTTACGGGTCGCTGGTGCTGCTACTCCACCGAACGGACGGCCTGGGGTGGGCGTGGCCCGGTGGTGGCGTAGACGACGGGGAAACGTTCCTGCAAGCGGTGCAGCGCGAATGCCGCGAAGAAATGGACCACGACCCCACGCATTTGGCCGACCACTTCAGCGTGTTGGATGTGCAGAACGATTACGGCGTGGGGTACGTCACCTATGAATGCCCGCTTGCCGCAACGTTCGTGCCTAAACTCAACAGTGAACACGACGCGTATATGTGGGTACCCGCCCAGCTGGCCCTGGAAAAACTCCACCTACACCCTGGCGTCCGCGACACTCTGATCGAATACTGTAGCCAGCGGGAAATCCCCGTGCAGTATCCGCTGACCCATGACGCCAAAATGATGCGGCCCAAGCCGCCCAGCATGTCGGTGTTGCTACAGCGGGCCATGAACAAGTGGGGCACCACGTGGACGAAGCGTATTGAAAGAATGTCAGACTCCTTTGCGCGAGACTTCGCCACCCAGAACCGCAACGCTACGGAACGGGCGATGCGCAGTAAGCTGGCCAAGGCTGGCTTTACGGTCAAATTCAAGACCACCAAAGCGTCGGTGTCGGTGTTTGATGCCGTCATAGCTGAGAATGTTGGTTTAATCAAATCCATACCACAAAAGTACCTGACGGATGTGCAGGGCTTGGTGTGGCGCAGTGTCATGGCAGGGTCGGACATGAAGACCCTATCGGAACAGCTGCAGGAAAAGTACGGCATTGCGTGGCGTCGCGCGTCGCTGATAGCCAAGGACCAGAACAACAAGGCCAAGGCCGCCATTGAACGCGGGCGACGGTTGGAAGTCGGCATCACGCGGGCGCGGTGGCTGCACTCCCACGCTGGTGTCGAACCACGGCCCACCCACGTGAAGGCCGGCGCGGATGGTGTCGTGTACGAAGTCGCCAAGGGCTGGTGGGACCCTGCGGTGCAGAAATACATATGGCCCAGTACGGAAGTGGGTTGCCGCTGCACCGACTGCGCCGAAATACCGGGGTTTTCATGAACACGCCGCGCGGGATGGATTTGAACAGCTTCATGTACGTGTCAGAACGCATCGCGGAAGAGATAGCGGGCGGACAAGACCCTACACGAAGCGAACACTGGCCGGCGTTCCAGGCCGGCATCAAAGAGTGGCGGGAATGGCAGGCCAAGAATTCGTGGGAATTCGTGGGCTTGCCGCAATCGGCCGTACTGCGCTGAAGTCAAGACTGGGCGGCCCGGTCGGGGGCTGGTAGCGTGGTTCTATCCCATCGGAGTGCCGCGCTATGATCCCCAAGCAATTCAAGCTGTTGAACTATACGTGGCACGTCGTCATGCACCCCGGCCCGGTGCCTGCGGAAGACGGGGACATGGTGAAGGGCCTTTGCGACTATGACCGGCGCACGATCACCCTGGACGCCACCCTGGAACCCGCGGTGCTGTGGCACGCGTGGCACCACGAACTTATGCACGCCGTGTTCTACGCCCTGGGCAGGTATGAACAGTCCGATGACGAAGGGCTGGTGGACAGCGTGGGTGGAGCGCTGGCGCAGGTTTTCCCATGCCCATATGAACAATTTGCACTGACGCTTGGTAACTGATACAAGGAACGTGTCATTTCAACACTGACCAAGGTGTCAACCGCATGGCCCTGAAGAAAACCGCCGCAACCCGCGGCAATACCGTTGATGCATTCCGCGCTGCCCATGACCGGGATATCATCGTACCCCGGAAAATCACCGAAGCCCTGGGCAGGATGGCGAAAGAAGGCCCCGAACACTGGCTGTATGAAGCCGATTTCATCAAGCTGGCCGGCATTAGCCAGACTGATATGGGGGCGCACCGCGATACCTTCGCAAAGCACATCGTCACCACCACCGGCCGCAATCCGAAGCGGGCATGGTTCCACGACGCCAAAGTAGCCGCCAAGCTGCGCGGAGAGTAGTCTAGCCTTTCGACCCCCGTCCGCCCCGCCAGTGCAGCACTGCGCGTAAGTCCCGGCGGCCGTGCGGGGGTCGCCCTACCCTACCCAGGAATGCCCACGTGACCCAACGCACCGTTGAAGACTTCCGCCGTCAGCATGACCCCATGTACGGCAACAAGGCCCCGTCCACGGTATACGCCCGCGAACTGCCCGCCGGCTTCAAGGTCGCCATCGTAGTGGCAGCCCAGAATTCCACCCCCGTACACGCCGATTTCTGGGCGTGTCTGCTGACCGCGGCCAACCACCGTAAGGGCCAGCTATTCGTCATCCCGACCCGGTACAAGAACCCCACCAGCCAGTGGACCGGTTCCCAGCAGAACGCCGAGCATTACGACCCGGCCGTGGTCCCGTACCTTTGGAACCAGCGGCTGGTGTTGAACAAAAACCTGACACTGGTGGCCGACATTCCCCGGCAGCCCACCGCGGCCAACCCGTTGGCGGGCTTGGACGGTATGAGCGGAACCGCCAGCGCCATTGTGGGCCACGCGAAGCTGCAGTACCGCACTGTGGCGACACCGGGCAATCGCATGCCCAAGATTCTGACCACCACCAACGTCTA